TTGATGTGTCGGTATATCGAAAAAAAAGACCCGACAGACAGGGGTAAAACAGTTAAGGGAGCAAGTGATAGAAAGACCATATTGGAGGCGATGGTCTACAAGGACAAAAACGGGATGTATTTGCCAGCCAATAACATCCGTATGATGTTAATCGGCAATAGATTCAGGAAAGGAGCGGCTTATATTCAAGGCACGTATCGTGAGTCGAAAAAAGGCACGGAGTATACAAGTTTTTGTGATGGATGTGTTTGGATAAAGGGCGAAAAAGACAGAGACAAAGTATACTTCGAGCCGGTGCGAAAAAGCTGGGATGCTGTAGATATTCGCTCGTTTACAACTAAGATGGCAGTCGCAAAATGATAGAACGGCCAATGATTGAAGTGCCTTGGTCATTAACTTTTATAATTACTGTTACCGAGGACACTTATGACCAGGGCAAAATTAAGGAATTTTTTGAGACGGGCGGTCTGCGATGCGGGCTTGGTGTTTTTGGGCCAACATTCGGCAGATTTAGAATTGTAGAATGGGAAATATTGTAGTTGATGAGAGATGTGCAGAGTTGAACGAAAATGAGAAGAAAAGAACTGGTTAAAAAATATTATTTTGAGGCGAGCGGCGGGGATACGACAAGAGAGGAGACGAGAGAAAACGAGAAGAAAAGAACTGACTTGAAATGAAATATTGTTTTGAACCGAGATGACCAGACCAGATATGAGCAAAGTCGAGATAATATGATACGAAAGGAATTGAGATGAACACTTTACAAATGACAGAAACAAAAACAAAAAAAATGAGCGAGCTCGAAGATAAAGCTCTTGAAGTTGCACAAGAAGTGTTAGACAACCGGCGTGAAGTCGATGAGCCAGCGAAGGTTGCAATAAAAGTATTGGGGATAGTTGCCAAAAACAGGCAGACATTGACGCATAGAGAAGCTGTGCAATTTGGTATGGCTTCAGCGATTGCCTCAGAAAAAGAGTTGGAAAGATACATAGCTGTAACAAACCCCCAAGTCAAAAAGGCACTAACAGGGAAATAGGCAGTTAGAGATAAGCGCAGGGACGTGAGTGATACGGAAATTGTACGGAATTGTCGTGTTACGAAGCGAAAAGAGTAGAAAAGTAAAGTGCAGCAAAGCAAAGGCAAGGCGCAGTAGAACTAAATGACTGGCCCAACGAAATACAAACCGCTGATAGGAGAGAAATTCTGGGCTATCGTATGCATAACTGGCAGGGTGCATTGCTATAATACAATCAGCAAGGAACCGTTCAAGGCAATACGTGTCCTGCCACATTGTACGATAGCAGTTGACGACAAAGGTGATGGATGGGAATTTGCACACGAAGATTTTGATTTCGTAAAAGCAGGAGATTGAAAATGATTTGGAAATATTATTTTGGAAGTCTTGCTATTATGTGGGCGATTGCGGTTTTTTGGATTGGCTTTTCAAATCATGAGCCGAGCAACTTGGAACCAGAAGCGATAGGATTGGCGTGTATATGTATGTTAATTTGCATAGTTGGCTGGAGATTAGAAAGCAAAAAATAAGGAACAAAAAGCATCTTAAAAAAACTTTATATATTTCAGAGATTTCCGTTGCATAAGTAATACTTTGTGTATTAGTATGTTTATAAATGGTCTGGCGCTGAGCGTATTGCCAGACCATTTTTTATGCGCTCAGCGCCAGTGCCAAGAAAGTTACTTTGCCGTATTCCTGAGTATTTATAAAGATTTTTGTAAGGAAACAAATGTCCATTTTGCGGTTTATCTTAATACCGGTTCACGGGCTTTACCTTATTTATTGGTTTTGCGTTTTTTGGCTTTGCAGCTTGTTTGGTTGGCTAAAGCGAAAAATCACGGGTTCTGAATAACTATGCAGGATATATTCGCCAGTAATCTATAAGGTCACTGGTAAAAAATAATGACGCAAACTAAAGTAGAAAGTTTGTTTGACCAAGCGGTTTTGCTTATATGGGTAGCAGAGAAAGCAATTGGCAAGCGTCGCCGTATTGAAGCGGGTTGTGGGTATCCAGATGAATATGGAGATGACAGCTTTCTGTATCAGCGCCTAAAGACGTTTTTGGCATTACCTTTGGTTGATGCACGGGCAAAAAAGTTACTTTCTGATATTTCAAAGTAGTTATGACGCAAGAGCAAAAAAAACATCTCGATGAGATAGTCGACAGCGTGGAAAATATCCATCGGCTCTTGCTCCTGCTCGAACCCAAAAACGATGAGCAAATCCTTACACAAGCAGCATCACAAAAAACATTAAGTAGCTATGAAAAGTATGAACTGCACGAGTTGAGGCAGGCGTTTGAAGACAGTTAACTACTGGAGTTTGGTGTAAATGGCGAATACCAAAATAAAACAGCAAAGGGTAATTATAGAAATACCGAACAAAATTGCTCGTAGAATGTTGCGAGCAAAGAAATTTTACAACCAAGTGCCAACACGACAAAATAATCATTGGGCGGCGTTGCGAAAATATAAACCACAGATGTTCTTTGGTTTGATTACTAAAATAAAAGGTGCTTAATAGTGGCAAAAGACAACCAATTCAAAAAGGGACACGACCCAAGAAGGCACAAGGGCAGGCAAAAGGGCAGCAAGAACCGCTACTCAATAGCGGAGCTTTGGGACGCCATTAAAAAAGTAGAGGGTGGGAAGGGCAAGAAGAAACTGTTAGTGACTTTTGTGGAGCAAGCTTATGACAATCCTGTAATTATGACTGCTCTAATGAAGAAGTTGCTGCCTGACCTCAAAGCAATAGAAGGAATGATAGCTACCTTTGAGTCTTCTATGTCGGACAAGACGGCGGCGGCCATCCAGGACAAGCTGAAGGAAAGGTTTGAGTGATGGCACGATTATTTGACGATAGTCTGAGTGAATATTTATACAGGACTCCCTCTCCGGTTACAGCTCCGCCGTTTTCGATAAGTATCCTGGCTCGCACGGATGATGTGAATTTACAAGAGGCGATGGTTTCTATTGCTAACCCTAATCTTGAGTATGAAAGGCATATGCTATGGCTGGCTAATGATGTAGGCGACCCTATTCGTGCCTCGACACATACTTCTGGCAATCCTGCCGAGGCTTACACAACAAGCGGAGTTAGTGCTAATACCTGGTTTCACGCTCTTGGTATCTGGATTTCAAATAGTAGTCGGCGTGTATATCTCAACGGCGGTTCTTTTGGTTATGACTCTACCGAAGTTATACCCGACCTTTCAAGTTCCAAACTTGGTATAGGGTATATATGCGACTCTACGCCAAGCAACTATTGGTCTGGAATAATGGCTGAGATTGCAATTTGGAATGTGAATTTAACTGGTGCTGATGCAGTAACGTTGGCTGCTGGATACTCCCCTTTGTTTGTGAAACCGCAAAACATTGTGGGCTACTGGCCTTTGATTGATAATCTTAAAGATATAATTGGAGGTTACGACCTGACGGCTAATGGAACATCCATCACGGCCCATCCTTCTATTATTTACCCCACAGGATTGTTAGTTAACGGTTCGTTGGCTGCCAGTAAGAAAGGGTTGGTGGTGGTATAATGTATTTAGGCGACTTTGAGGAAGATTCAACTCTGTATTTTTGCTGGGGCACGAATAGCAAACTGGGTGCAAGTATCACTCGTGCCACTGATGGGACTATCAAAGTTTACAAAGATAATAATACTACAGAATCCACCACAGGAATAACCGATACTGAAGACTTTGATAGTGTTACTGGTGTTCACAATTGCAAAATTGTATTAACTGATGACTTCTATGCTGCTGGCCATGATTATTCAGTGGTCTTGGTTGGTGCGGTTATTGATGGGGAGACCGTAAATGCTGTGCTTGCCACGTTTTCGATTGAAAATCGCTATGTATATGGAGCAGATATTTTAGATACTATTTTAACTTATACCGGCGAAACCATACCAGCAATGCTCAGAATTATCGGCAGCTTTGTTTTAGAAAGTACCACAATAGCCACATTAGCAAGCCAGACAAGTTTTACTTTGACCGATGGCTCCACCGATGACGATGCGTACAAAGACGGTATGATAATAATTCAGGACGCTGATACAGATACCCAAAAAGCAATAGGACATATTTCAGCTTACACTGGTAGTACCAAGACAATTACATTGGCAGCAGACCCAGCAATATTCACAATGGCTGTTGGCGATAAGATTAGAATTATCGCAACTCCGAAAAACATAGCAGATATTAAGAAATTGCTGCGTGCAGATAAAGTAATTGATACCAGCGAAACTCCATGGGTAACTGATTACAAAGAAGAAGGGACTGCGGATGTTTTGATGTCCAAGACTATGAAAAACACTGCAAACGAAAATATCACCACCAAGAATAATGTTCTGGGTAGATTGGAGAAAGAATAATGGGCCAAGTAATTACAGGCAAGTGCCCCTCTTTAATTAGAGCTCTGGAAGAAGCGGGGATTCTACCACTACATTGTAGACGTATCATCATTGATATAAATTATGATGATGCTGTAACTCTTTATTATGAATGTTTTGCCGACACGAAGATGTTGGAAATCGACTTTGCGAAACATCTAAGTCCTTTAATACAGGATAAGCCAGATGACGAAAAAGGAACAAAGAATGCCGGTACAGCTTCCTAAACTGTCCACAAGTGAGATAAAATGGTTGGGGGAAGCGATGGCTATGTATAAGCCCCTTGGCGAACCACAGGAGGCGTTTCATAAATCTCTTGCAGATATACTATGGCTATTTGGCGGCAATCTGGCAAGCAAAACATATACGAATATGATGGACCTTGCAATGCTGGCACTGGATGTTCATCCATTTAAGCATAAGCCGCAGGGACTCCATTGGGCTTGCATAGAAAGTTGGGAGCAGGTAAGGGATATTCTCTGGGCGGAATACCTTGAGAAGTTTATACCGATACATCACATCGGGGATATACGATGGGGTCAAGACAGAGTGCCGAGAAAGTTATTATTGAAGAATAGACATACAATAGAGTTCAAGGCGTTCAATCAAGGAAGGGAGCTATTCCAAGGACGGTCGATAGATTCCTGCCATTGTGATGAGCAATGCCATCACGACTTTCAGGGCATTCTTAACGAAATACAGGCAAGGCTGCTTGCAAAAAAAGGGTTTTTGTCCTGGAGTATGACCCCCATTATACCGCAACCCCTTCTTGAAGAGCGAATTGAGGATTTGCCCAGTACTGATGAACCATTTTACTTTGACTTAAATGATAATCGGATTAGTCGGGGTGGTTACATTCCAGATGAGCGAATAGATGGGATGATTGCAGAATGGCCGGAAGAGGTGCAGGCTACACGAATTAGAGGCAGGTTCGCCAGCTTTTATGGTGCAGTATATAAGACTTTCAGTCGCAGAGTGCATGTGATTAAGCCTTTCGAGATTCCGAAAGAGTGGCGCAGATACCGGGGCTTTGACTTTGGCTTTACCAACCCGTTCGTCTGCTTGTGGCTTGCCCAAGATAAGGATGAGAATTGGTACGTCTACCAAGAATATTACAGAGCCAAGACCGGCATAGGCGACCATATTGCCGCTGTAAAGATGCTCAGTAGCAATGAAAATTACATAGCCTCTTTCGCCGACCCGGAGAATGCTGAAGACCGTGCTGAAATGCGCAAGGCAAACATACTTACTAAAGTCGCACGCAAGGATATAGCCAAAGGCATTGAAATCGTACAAAGCAAGCTGAAAATTAAAGAGAACGGCAAACCAAGCCTGTTCATATTCAATACCTGTAAGAATACCTGCAGGGAAATGGCTACTTATCATTATCCGAAGGGTACTTCTTCCAAGAACCCCAAAGACATACCACAGCAGAAAGACGACCACACTGTTGATGGACTCCGTTACATACTGTATTCGGTAGAGAAACCTGCAAAGAAAGGACATGTATATGCCGCTTAAAGGAAACCAATTATGAAAAAACAAATACTGCTCATTTGTCCGAATAATCAGCAATTCGGTGTGGCGGTTGATGAGTTGTCTGCATCTAAAACTGCAAAGAGGATAATTGCAGACCTGAGTAATCCTTCTAAACAGTTTATATGTTTTGCAGATTATTTAACTTCTAAAAACCCAAATCAAGGTTTATGAGTAAGAGCCAGCATAGTAAATGCCGTTATTATTGCTGAAATAAGTAATATTCAGGTTCCTAACAAAAGAATTTTTACTCCAGGAGGTGTGAATTGACAGAGGAAAAGAAAAAAGGCAAAGTCTTTGTCCAGACATCCAAGGGAGTCTACCCGTATTCCATACTTCAGAAGGCGGAGATAAAGAAGTCTTCCAAGCAACTGAAAGAAACAGAAAAGTGGATGACTGCAAACGAACTGATGCCTCCGCCTTATCCCCCCAATAGTTTCCTGATGCTTTATGAATCGAACTCCATTTTCTGGAGATGTGTAAACCAACTTGCGATAGACGTTGCCGGTCTTGGCTGGAAGTTGCAAGTTAAAGAAGGCAAGAAAGAAAACGAAACCGAACTTGAAAAAATCAAAGGGTTGCTCAATACACTCAATCCCGAAGACAGCCTCAGAACCATATTGAAACAGCTTTTGATAGATTGGGGTTCAGTGGGATGGTTTGGACTTGAAGTGGTCTGCAACAATAAAGGAGAGATAGCAGAAATATACCACGTCCCTGCACACACGCTGCGAGTACACGCTTCAAAAGAGAAGTATTGCCAGAGTAGAAACAACAAAAAAGTCTGGTTCAAAAAGTTCGGCCTTGATAAGGTTTTCTCCAGCAAGGATGGCAAAGAGGGCAAGTATACCGGGGATGCCAGAGCGAATGAATTGATTTATTACAAGAATTTCTACCCAAAGTCGGACTACTATGGTGTGCCTAATATCATTTCCGCAGTGGGCGATGTAATCGGTCTTATAGGTTTGCGTGATTATAACCTCGCTTTCTTCGAGAACTACGGAGTGCCTTCCGCCATAGTTATTTTAGAAGGGGAGTGGGACCCAGGTTCCGACAAGACGATAACGGAATTTCTCAATAAGGAATTTAAAGGCACTGAAAATGCACATCGAACTTTAGTAGTTGAACAGCCAGAGGGTTGCAAGTTTAACTATATACCTTTGGGAATCGAAGTAAAAGAAGCCAGTTTCAGATTATACGAACAGGTTCGCAGGGATGACATTTTAATAGCATATTCTATGCCGCCAGAAAGAATAGGAATTCGAGTAGTTGGTAAACTTGGAGGCAATGTTGCTGAAGAAGCTACCCAAATCTATGTTCAAAGTGTTGTTGAACCACTGCAAACGGACATCGAAGAAATTATCAATCAAAAGCTGCTGCAATCAGATATTTACGAGTTCAAGTTCGAGAACATTGATTTAAGAGACCTTGAGGCATTAGTCAAACGGCAGGGCTATATGATTGAACATGGAATGAAAACTCCGAACGAAGCCAGAAATGAGCTTGGTTATAAGCCCTATCCGGAAGGCGATAAGTTTTACATATTATCCAGTTTAATAGAAGTAGGCGAACCCGAAGAAGAATTAAGTAAAGCGGGAAAGGAGTTTCTGGAGAAACAATTATGAATTATGTAATTTTGACAGTATTGGCGCTTGTTACAATTTATAACATTTTTTTGTCAGTGAATAAGCGTGCTACATTATCTCAACGGTATCAGAAATTGTTACCTACTTGGGCTGACATGATAATTTTAGCGGTGATACTTACAGGATTGTGTTTTTTACCTATGATTCATCCAGCATTGAGAATATGGATAGCAGGAATTTGCGGGCATATTTGTTGGCCGAATAAAGAGAGATATGGGAATAGTAGCCAAAAAACTTAATCCCATTTACGCAAGGCTCGATAGGCTACTGAGCAGGGGCGAGCGTATCTTACAACCTGCGATTGCCAAATGGCTTGATTTCACCCTGAAGCAAATCCGCAAAGACCTTACTCACAAGTTTGCCAAAGACCAAGCATTGGATATTACAACAGAGCTGACGCACTGGGAAGTCATAGAGGGCAACGGTATTCGCACTATAAAGCCTGCTGTGCTGACTGTTATGGGCAATGGAGCGCAGGAGGCGTATAAGATAACAGAACTCGCAGGGACATTTGACGTTCTGAATGTTCAGGCGATAAAGACCGCCGATAAGATTTGTGCCAAATTGGTTAAGGACGTTACGGACGAGACCAAGAAAGGTATAAAAATCTTCATCAGGGATGGCATTAAAGAAGGCAAGTCGATGCCGAAGATTGCACGGGAATTAAGACCCATTGTCGGCCTGAATGAGCGGCAGGTAGGGGCAACAATCAATTACAGAGCGTGGCTTGGTGAGCATAGGCCGGAATTATCCGCCGGGGAAGTCGATAAACGAGTTGGCGTTTATGAAAGGAAACTGCATCGGAAACGTATGGATATGATTGCAAGGACAGAGACGGCAAAAGCACAATCAGAAGGTTATCTTCTTGGTATGGAAGATGCCAAAGTTGAAGAGGTAACGTGGCTTGCCGCTCCCGGCTGCTGTGAGGAATGCGCTGCTATGAACGGTAAAAAATTCTCTCTCGATGAGGCAAGCGAGATGTTGCCCCTGCATCCGGACTGCCGCTGTGCTTGGGCGCCTGTAGTAAAATGAGAATTGAAGAAATTGATAAAACTAAACTTTCAAAAGCTCCCGATAGGGAGCTATATATCCTGCGCTTGCGTTTTATCCAACTATGGGAGAAGAACTTCAAAGGCAACCAAAAGCAGGTTGTAGGCAAGCTCGAGCGCAGCGATTTTCTTGAGAAATACCGACTATTGATAAACGAGATGGGCAAACGTGACCTTACACATTCCATAGCCGATATAGACCATGCAGCTTTTAGAAAGGCGATTACTGGCATAGACGTCCCTTCACTTGGCGATGTAGTGGTGATACCCAATTATGTAACAATAGGCGGCTCATTCGTCAAATCTCCGAAGGACTCGAATGATATAGATATTATTATTCGTGAAAGCGAAGACAACAGGGACGAAGGTTTTGAGTTAAAGCTGTCCCGACTTATCCAAGGCCAAATGAAAAAGAAGTGTCATTTTATTTATGCCCTTACTGGCCCGCACAGTTCCTTCATACCCTTGTTCGATAAGATATTGCGAGCGAAAGAGGAGACCCGGATAGTTAAAGTAAAAGAGGACTACACCAAAACAGATATTGAAGATTTAGAAAAAGGGATACGACCTGCCTTCGGCTCGCTTGGCGGAAAGAGATATTTAGCCAAGACAATCGTAAGTTATATCCCCGAACATAAGACCTATGTTGAACCCTTTGTCGGCGGCGGGGCAGTATTCTTTGCCAAAGAGCCGAGTGAGGTTGAAGTTATAAACGATTTGGATTCGGAGATTGCCTTTGCATACAAATATATAAAAAAAATAACTGAAGAAGATATATTAGCCCTAAAGAAAAGAAAACTCACTCATGATAGAAACTTATTTTTTAAATTAAGAGAATCAACCCCTAAAAACGAATTGGATAGATTTTATAAATTCTTATATTTGGTTTCTTTCTCGGTCGGCAATAATCGTAAAACAACAGTGAAAACTCCAGAGGGCATAGTCACGAAGACTTTAGAACATAAATTGGATAGAATAGAAAAAACAAAAGATAGACTTAAAAATACAAAAATTGAGAATAAAGATTTTAAGAAAATTCTCCAAAGTTATGATTCAAAACAAACTTTCTTTTATCTTGACCCGCCCTACCCTGAGCAGCAGGGTGACTTTAAAACTACATTGCAGGTTAAGGACTTAGAATTAGCTATTAAGAAGCTAAGAGGGAATTGGATTCTATCTATGCCTAAGAAAGAGAAAGCTTTTGAGCTTGCTAAAAAATTTAATTATAAGATTTTCAAAGTGCAACGAACTTTCAATCAAAATACAGGGGAATTTCATTATGATACTGAACTTCTCATCTCCAACTTCCCTCTCAAAAAAGTAAATATCTACCTTGCCAAAAGCGAGGATGATTACTTTCGTGGCCTTGATGAATGGAACGATGCCTTTGAAGCCGACTATACTGAACTGATTAAGCATCTTGCCGGCAAGACTGTTCTTTCGCTTGGCTGCGGCACTGGCCGAGTTGAGAAGCGATTGGTTAAAAAAGATTACGAAGTTGAGGGCGTGGACAACAACGACATTGCCCTGAAGATGTGCAAAAATGCTGACCTAAAAACCAAAAAGATTGATTTGGAAAAGAAAGCACTGCCTTATGAAGATGGCAGTTTTGAAACTGTTATTGGTCTGCATATACTTGAGCATTTGGAGAAGCCCGAAAAGACGATTGCCGAGGCCGAGAGGGTAGCTAAAAAGAGAGTAATCTTTATAGTCCCGCTCGGTGCCCGGGCTGATATAACCCATAAGCAAGAATACAAAAAGCTCGAAGATTTCAAAAAGTTATTCGATAAGGCGGACGTGCATCTCGTTGAAAACGGTGATAATACCGCTATTGCTGCATATAAGCCGCCCAGCATCGCCACGGGTGCAAAGAAAACGGAAAAAGAGGCCAAACTACTGCCCTTTGGCGAATTTACGCCCCCGAAGCCTACTATGGCGAACCTGACCGAAGCATTCAAATTCGAGGACATCGAAAGCTGGATTAAGGATAAGTGGCCAGTGGCCGTAGAAGAAAAGCTCAACGGTTTCAGAGTCGTTGCAGAAAAATCCGGGGACAAAGTAAAAATCTGGACGGAAGGCCGAAAGGATAGAACGAAGCAGTTTAGCAGCCTCATTGAAGTTCTCAGTAAAGTTCCCGATGACTTCATTCTTGATATGAGTGTTGGCATAGACAGGAAGGGCGAGCCGCTGCCGAGAATAAAACTAATGACACTTATGGCGGATGAGCCTGAACTGGAAGAGGGGGACATTATCAAAGCTACCTGCTTCGATTTGCCGTATTGGAAGGAGGATTTGCACGAAAAGCCCCTGTCTGAACGCAGAAAAATACTTGAGATGTTCTATAAAAAATATCTCAAGGATAAGAACTTTGCCTTGACTAACTTTGTCATAGTTAAGAACCAGAAGGAACTGGAGACGCAGTTTAATAAACTATCAAAGTTGCCACAAAGCGAAGGCATATTGATTAAGGCACTCGATAGCATCTGGGATACAGATGGTAGCATTGAGGGTTGGGCCAAGATAAAAATCGAGGCGGAAATCAAAGTCATCGTGCTGGCGAGAAATACAACGAAGATAGCGGGAACTTATAATTACAAATGCGGTATTCTGCCGGGGGACAGCAAGTTTGAAAACCTTATAGAGTTCAAAGGCAA